AAGGTGCAAGCCATGACGTATCAGAGTTTGCAGGACACCGCGAACGATCGAGCGAGGCGCAAGGAACAAGTGACTGATGATAGCGCCGACGCTGGATTGCTTCACGCTCGAATCGCAAAAGCAATGGCCGAGGTGAAAGCCTCAGCGACTCCTAGAGCCATGTTATTTGACGCACAATTGACCTTGGCGCAATCGCAGGTTGCTGAGGCAGCACAGAGCACAAAGCCTGTAAGCCCGCTGGACAATGACGACCACTAAACAGGTGGCCATTTACTTACCGTGCCAACCTCAAAGGAAAGCGAAAAGGGAGCGAGCGCAGGTCGGTTGGGTATATTCACCCAATCGGGTTGGGTGTATTCACCCAATTGGGTATATTCACCCAATTCACGGGTCGCATTGGTCTCCAGATCGCCGCGACCTCGGGCCGGAGGCCGGGAAACGCGGCTCGCGGCCCTCGGACCCCGGTTTCGTTATCGGTAACTGCATCGTTAAAGTGGGCAGACCCCCTTGGGGGGCCGCGAGGCGACAGACGCCGCTTACTCAGAGAAACTGGTTTTAAAAAATTGACATCGAAGGACTTATGAAAGATAAGTTGTGCGCTGAGGGCCGACCTGATACACTTGCGCCATGATTGAGAACAGTTCAAAAATCACAGCGGCCGAACAGATTGTGGATAAATACACCCCGAGGGAAGCCTTCGACGACTCGTGGGGCGGCGTCTCCCAAGAACTTCGAGAGAACCGAATCAGAGAGGTGGCGGCAATTATTCGGAGCGCCTGCGAACAGCACGAAGAGTTGTGGGCGCAGAACTGGCGGAACAAAATCAACGTCCTCCTCGAATTGATTTCTGACCTCCGGCCCGTCGTCAAGGCCCGGGCCTGCGAGAGACCGTGCGACGGCGGGGACTATTACGGAGATCTTCTCGGCCGGATTGAGGCGGCACTTGCAATCCCCGGGAACAGTGCTACATTGCCGCATGAGAAAAATTAACTCTACTCACCAAGTAGGCCGCACGACGGTTTACGACAGGGGTTTCGAGATCTTCGGAATTCGATTCATCCTTCGCACGCTGTTCTCACGCGGACACCAATTCGGCCCGAACCTCGTCATCGAAAAAATATGAAACAACAATGCCAGATCGTCCTCCTCGTTTTCATCGTCCTCGGATTTATCAAGATGCTTTACATCGACTGCAACGGATCACCGGAGCGCAAACCGACCGGCTTCAAGGGCGTCATCTCCTCCATCGTTTCAATCGCCCTGATTCTCGCCATGTATTATGGGGCAGGACTGTTTTCAACCTTCACCGACAAATGAGAGCGTCAAACGTTTTAGCAATCCTCGGCGCGATGATTGTTTTCACGGCCTGCGTCATCGTATCCCACCAGAACAATTTTCGCAACGATCTGAACGGCCATTTTACAGGCGGCAGGGAAAAGGCTTGGCTGTTTAAACCGAGCGACAATATCCGCGACATCCAGATCATTCACGAAGACCCGAAGATCGTTTCCCTCATCGCGAACGGAGGCGAGGGAGATTTTTTCATGGTGCTGCGGCTCGACTACGTCAACGGCAGGCTTGTCAACATTGGTCAACTCTTCATCCAGAAACTATGAGCACTCGATTGATTCCATACCGCGAACGTCCCGAGACGATTGCAGCGCGGGCCGCTTGGCTGAGATCCCGGCCGAAGGAACTGACACCGACGTTTTCTCTCCATCCTCGGACTCCTGAGTCTGAGCGCAGGCAGAAGGCAGAACTCGCTTGGTTTCAGACTGAGGAGGGAATCGCTTTTGTCAAAGCGGGCAGGCCCTTGAATTGGCAGTGGCCCCCGCCACAGCCGCATCCGCAGCCGACGATCCACGACACGTTGAAGGAAATCGAGCGGCAGACGGCCGCGAACGGACTCGCGATTTTCGTTGTGATTTTGATACTCGCTGGCTGGCTATGAAAATCGATTACATCCTAGATACCAAAGTCGATTTTCACAACGAGACGCTACAGATCGAGTTTCGAAAAGCGACCGAGGTTTTGTCGAGATGGGTTTTTGATACCCGAGACATAGCGTTCCGTGACGCACTCATCAAACTCGGCTGGACGCCGCCACCAGATGAAAAATCCAAAGGGTGATTTTCACCTTGAACTTCTTAGTGAAGACCGCTGCGAAAAACAGCGGTTGACATTCTACCCCCGTCGCGTCACTTCTTCCCGAATATTATGGTGACACTCACTACGGCAAATAAGGCGGTCATCCAACAGGTGATCGATTACATGGCGGGCGAATACGAGAAACCTCTCGACGGCGGGGTGGTTGACCGGCTCGCACCACTTCATACCAAATTCGGATTCACCAGCGAGATCGTTTTTCGGGAGGGTCTGCGGGACGCACCGTTTTCCACTCTCCTGAAGGCGCTCCTCGCGACGGCCGCTTAATACCGTCATGGCACTTTCAATTCCCTTCGCTTCCGAAAGAGCGAGGCTGCGTGAAGTCATTCATCGACTTCGTTCCGGATCTGCCGGAAGCCCCGCCGCCATCGATCAATTCACTTCCGACGAACTGTCGAAGATCTACAAGAGCCTTTGCGGTTTTCGCTGCGGATGCCCGGGGACTTTTGCTGACGGTTTGAAGGATCAGCCGATTGTCACGCTTCTGTCATTACTCCTCTGTCCCGAGGCTGGCGTCATTGCGCTTGCCCCGGACTTCGCTCCGATTATCGTTCTCGCGGCTGTTGAATCCTTCGCAGTAATTTCCGGAGCGGATGTGAACAACACGGGCAACACGATCGTCAATGGCAACCTCGGATCAAGTCCGGGGGTTAGCATAACAGGTTTTCCTCCCGGCATTGTCAACGGAGTGATTCACAACAACGATGCTACGTCCCTCGCCGCCCAAGTTGCGGCATTCGCGTTTTACCTTGAGGCAATCGCGTTCCCCGGTGGAACGCCAGTGACAGGCGACATCGGAGGCCAAACACTCACCTCCGGCATTTATACTGCTACCACGGATCTCGATGTGACATCCGCTGACTTGACTCTCTCAGGCGGTCCCTTCGACGTTTTTCTTTTTCAGGTTCCGGGAAACCTTTCGGTTGCCGCTGGAAAAAATATCACTGTCACCGGAGGCGCAACCGCGAGAAACGTTTACTGGCTTGTCGGTGGAACTGTTGACATCGGTGCTGGTGCTGGATTCAATGGAACTATCCTCGGCATTGGAGATCAGACCCTCGGTGCTGCCGCCACTCTTCAGGGCCGACTAATCTCGCACCTCGGCACGATTACACTCAACGACAACGTTGTGTCTGTTCCACTTGCGCCGTGAGTAAAAAAGAGTGTTGACACCGGCCGCGTTTCTGATAGGTTGCTCGTGTTCGGAACGGATTTGGCGTGAGGGGTTCACTGAGTAAAATGTAATCCCCTGAACCGGGAAAAAACAACTCGGCCTCACGTTGCGGCGTTCGACTCCCCGCCCGAACACCGATTTTATGCGAGACGTGGAACTGAGCAGAGAGAAACAGAGGGTTTTCGATAGGCACCTCAAGTGCCTTGCACTCCGGGAAGGCATCGATCTTCGGATCATTCCGGAATGTATTGTTGGCTCGTATTCGGAGATCAAACGGGTTCACATGATCCCGGTGCGGTTTATCGAGGACTATGCCATCGGTTTGCACGAACTGGGGCATTCAGCTTTGTATCACCGGCCGGAGCAAAGCCGGGAGTGGAAAGAGATCCTTGCGTGGAAATGGGCGAGGAAAAATAGTTGCACTTGGAATTTGACAATGGAGGAGCATGTGGCATACTGCCTCAGTTGTTGGGGGATCTACGACGAGAACCCGGCAAAGTATGTAATATGAAACAAAAACTTCTCGAACTTTTGGAAAGTCTCCGAAAAAATTGCGGAGACAGTCGCGGGATGGACGGAGAATATCTGGACAAACAGGTTGGTTTAATTCGGGATTTAGTTAAGCAGATTCCGGAGGTAAAGGAATGAACGTTTTCAGCTATATCAGAGTCAGCGGGCGAGGACAGATTTCCGGCGAAGGTCCGGATCGTCAGCGCGAGTCCATCGGAACTTTTTGTGCTACCCGAATGCACGTCCTTGGAGAATTTTTCGAGGGCGGCGTCAGCGGCACGATCGACGGAATGGAGCGGCCCGCGTTTTCGGAAATGATCGAGGCGATTGAATGCAGGCGGCAGAATGGCGAAATCATCGACGGATTCGTGATCGAGCGTCTCGACCGGCTTGCGCGTGACCTCATGGTCCAAGAGGTTTTGCTGAAACAGTGCCGGGAGCGCGACATCAAAGTTTTCGCGGCCGACCGTGGGGAACTTGTGGACCTCGCCAGCGACGACGGAGATCCGACGAGAACCCTCATCAGACAAGTAATGGGCGCACTCGCTCAATGGGAGAAATCGCAAACGGTCCTGAAGCTGCGAAAGGCGCGTGAAGCAATCAAGCGCAAGACCGGCCGGTGCGAGGGCGGCGTGCCTTACGGTTCCACCCCGCAAGAGAAAGTTGTGGTTGCCGCCTTGCGGATGTATGTCGAGCCGACCACGGAACTTGAGTCGGTGGCGAATTTTCTTAACACCAGCGGGTATCTCAATCGGCGCGGGAATCCGTGGAACAAGAAATCAGTGCTTCAACTGATGAAGTCTGTCGGTGTCTGGACGCGCAAACCAATTAACCCGGGGAACATTCTCCGATACAACCAACAAAGAAAGGATAATCAATAATATGGACGGACAATTCAAAGCGTTTAAACAAGGCGACAATACCTGCGTAGTGCAGAGCCTCGCGAGGAAATTCAAGGAAGACGCGCAACTGCGTCTCGCGAGGATCGCAAATAATTCCCACCCCGAATACAAAAACGGACACCCCAAGAACAGGGAGAAAACCGGCGCATAATCCTACCCGCCTCGGTCCCGTAGTCGGCCACTCTGTTTCGGCACAACTCAGAGTGGCCGATTTTCTTTTCCTCGATCACTTCTTCCTGTTGCTGCGGGGAGAAGGATCTTCGGGCGAGTTTCATAAGCTCTGCCTCTGCGGGTGAGACTCCCGCCCCCGCTTCCATTTTAATCAGTGCGTTGAACCGAGAGGCCCGGGTTGCATACGTCCTACCGTGCGGCTGCAAACTGCACGGGGAGGATGTGGTTCGATTCCACCGCGCACTGACCGATTTAACGGGCGATAGTGTAAGACGTGTCCGGATAGACTGCGGAACAAATTGTGAAATCCCGGAAAAACAAGCACGCCGGAAATCGATCCGGTAGAGCCGTTCACTACGGCAGACCCGACCATTTTTGAAGACCGTTTATACAGCGATCGACACGACACCGAATGCCCCGTCTCGACAGGGCGCGGACATCCGGGACTGGGATCGTGCGTGGCGTGCGCGTGGCTGGAGGACGAGAATTTTTCTGGCCGATGACCCTCCGATGATCGATAGACTTCCGGGGCCGCTGATTGTTTCACATGCTGACCGACCCCACTGAAAAAGCACTCGCCGCGCATGTTGCGAAACTCGTTCACTCGGACAAAAAGTTCGAGGCGGCGAAGTCGATCGACGATTACCTGCGTTTGAATCTTAGGTTGGAGGACGACCCGAAGAAATATCTTCCGGTGCTGATGCATTACGTCCACTACCTTCTCAACGCAAACGCACCTGAAGCAGCCGCGCAGGTTTTGTGGACGGCGAACCAGTTTACGCCGGAGCCGAAATTCACACGCGACCTGTGGGGGCTTTTCGAGACTTCAAGTCACGGCCTGATTATGGGCGCGGCGAGTTGCAGCAAATCTTATGGAGTCGGAGTTCGTTTATTTCTTGAGTGGATACGTGATCCAGAGTGGACTACTGTTCGAGTTCTCGGTCCAAGCGAGGACCACTTGGAGCAAAATCTATTTTCGCACCTTGTTGGACTTCATAAGTCCGCGAGCCTTCCGATGCCCGGTGAGATCGGGGAATTGTTCATCGGACTCGACCGGCGCAATCAGCTTTCGAGTATCAAAGGCATTATCATCCCGGTTGGCCAGAAGAAAAAGGCGGGACGGCTTCAAGGTGTGAAGCGCAAGCCGAGACCGAACCCACACAATATTTTCGGCGCTTTGTCGCGGCTGTTTATTTTCGTGGATGAAATTGAAAACGTCCCGGGTGGCTTGTGGTCAGACATCGACAACATTCTCTCGAACATTCAAGAGGAAGGCGACACAAGCGGATTCAAACTTTTCGGCGCGTTCAATCCGACGAACCAGACAGACGAAGTTGGAAAGCGTGTCGAACCCCCTTTCGGTTGGGAAGGCTTCGACGTTGAAAACCACTACAGGTGGAAATCGAAACGTGACTGGGATGTTTTACGTCTCGATGGTGAGCGATCGGAGAATGTAACCGAGGGGCGCATTATTTATCCCGGACTTCAGACTAGATCCGGGTTGGAGAACATCGCGAAGAACGCAGGCGGCAGGAGCAGTGCCGGATATCACAGCATGGGGCGCGGAGCATACCCGCCTCAGGGCATCGAGCTAACAGTCATTCCGCCCGGTATGCTTGCGAAATGGCGGGGAAAATTCATCTGGTATGACGACCCAAAACCCATCGGATCTGAAGATTTGGCACTCGAAGGCGGGGCCGCAGCTATATATACGCTTGGAAGATGGGGGAGAGCAACTGGTATTCAATTTCCTCCTTCGATTGAGTTTCCCACCGGACGCAAACTCATGTTCAAAGACCGCAACGGACACTCAATCGTCAGATGGGCATTGCAGGCAGAACAACAGTTCACAATCCCAAAGGGAGACACCCGACAGCAAACCGACAGAACAGTTGAAGTGAACCGCAAGGCGGGCGTTCGCGGGGAGTTTTTCGCGTGCGATCGAACGGGCGCGGGCGCGGGGGTTGCGGACCTGATAAAGCACGAATGGTCTCCGAGCATCCATGACGTGAATTTTTCCGAGGCTTGTAGCAAAGACAAAATCATGCTGGAAGACAGTAAACCCTGCAACGAGGAATACGAGCGGATGAACACCGAGTTGTGGTTTGCGCTCAAGAAATGGGGAGAGTTTCAATATTTTCTCATCAGTCCGGAAATCGACATGACGAAACTCACA